TACAGTTTTAGAACACCAAGGAGGCTAAGATGCCAAACCCAACAACGATTGAAGAGTTACTAAAGATGAAGCCTTGTCCGTTTGAGGATGGGCAGAAAATAACAGGTGAGAACTATGAATGGTTTAGCGAGAATTACCCATGTATTATTAGCGACCTATGTGTAGCCGTTTACACGGCTTCTTTAGGTGAAGTCTTCAAAATGCCTGATGGTTACTACCACCTACCCATTGGAATGAACCTTGGGTTGCCGTTGGGGGAGTGGACGTTGGAGGATTTACATCCGTTAATTAACGTATTACCCTTTGGTGTATTGAAGCAGTATTTAGCAAGAACTGGAATTGCTGTAAACTACTACGGAGGTTCGTTAGAGGCTAGCGACCTCACAAATTACAGACGAATGATAAACATCCTCAAACAACCCCCCAACCTTTACAACCCCCTAGACCATAAGGAAGAAGTGCTAATGGAAGATAATAGTGCTAATGAAGAACAACCAGCAAAGGAAACCGCACCAATGGAATTACCGTGGCAGGATATTAGTACGTTAGATTACACCTCTAATGAGAGTTTAAAGGATAAATTCTATTATGGCTGGTTAATAACACGACGTATATCTAGTGAGGGTTCTGATTTGTTCCAAACATGGCACACCCGCAATGGGGGTAGTATTATAGATGGAAAAACCCACTGGTGTCCTATCACCCCACCCAAAGCCTCCACGCTTGAAGTGCCTGTTGAGCCTGAAATTGTTAGTATTCGGGATTTCAAAAAAGACCCTCATGGAAAGTTTTATACTTTGGACGGTATAATTTATAGAGAATTTATACCTATGGAAAGTGTAGGAGAATATGCTGAATTATTGTTTGATGTTTATCAAGCAGGGTACCTCATCTACGCCACAAAGCCCACAACGTGGTTAGCGTGGAAAGCGGAGGAAGAAAGTGAGAAAGCGAGTAATGCTTAGTGTTGTAGCCAGCTTAAACAGAAGCATACCTGATGATAAACTGGGCAGGCTTTTATCGATTCTACGGCGGTCATTAGGTAGTTGGAGGGTTAGAGATGTTAAACCTAAAACCGTTTCATATTAGAATTTACAGCTTTTTCTGTCTACTATTAAGCCCACTTACTTTAATATATACGCTAGTAAGCAATGCAGGCACTAGTATGTTTTGGAGAACATTAAAAGTAAGTCCTAAAATAGATTATATGAATCTGTATGGCTTGGTTACAGGCAAACACCATCCAGAAATGGTTGAGATGTATTTAGAACTAAACAAGGAGTCAACCAATGACACGCAAACTAACAGATGAGCAGGTGAAGGCGATTAAAGAGTTAAACCAAAAAGGGGCTTCTGCTTTTGTTAAAATCCAAATTAAAGAAGGCTTAAATATAATTGTTCAAGTTGTTGGGTTTGATACGGAACCATACCAGAATTGGCAAGTATTTCTATCCTTAGATAATGAAAATGAGCAGTTTTTTGTTAAAGTAGACGAAGCCATAGCCTACGCAGAACATCTACTCAACCAACGCTATGTTTGGCTACCGCAACAAACAAGCTGGATTATGAGCGGGGAGGTTATAAACCTTACAAACGCTGGTAAATTGATAGAGCTTATGAATTTAGCAGGGCGTTCTAGCCTGGCTAATCTTTGGTATAACCTTATTGGCGAAGGAAGCCCACCAAACCGATTTTTTGGAACTCCCTCTTTTGAGAGTTATATAGAAGGCATAACCATCTATCCCGACAGCCCTATTTGGGATGCTGTGAAGGGGGTTGAGTGATGGATGTTATAGCAGGCCTATTTTTAACCATTGGTTTATTTCTGTTTTATCAGGCTTTTTGGCTTGTTGTTGCAATAATCATTTTTTGGTTGTTAATCGTTTTGCCAATTAAAATTATTCTTGGCGTTTTGGGTATCAGATAACTTATGAAAAAGGTGAATGATGGATATAAAGACGGCAACGTATGAAGAAATAGACCGATACATGTGTGAAAAGTACCAAGATAGGCAACTTGCGGATGGATTAAAGGAAGAAGTTATCCGTGCCTACAACGAAGGCTACCAAGCCAGAATAGATGAAGAAAAACAAGTTACCCCAAGCCCTTAGGGGCTTTTTTGTTGGAGGCTTTATGGGAGAGAAGCTGATTTACTCTGAAAAACACCGTTTAAAGAATGAATGCCATATCCTATTTGACCGCCTCTGGAAGGTTGGAGGCGGAGGTACAAGAAAAGCATTTAGATCACTCTACTACGAAGCACTCGCAAAACGCCTTGGCATTCCTGAAAAGGAGTGCCATTTTCGTGATATGGACGAACCCACGCTAGAAAAAGCACTAACCATTTTACAGGAAGGATTAACATTGTAATGCAATTACGCCCGTATCAGCAAGAAAATAAGTTGGAAATAATAGAAAGTTTTAATCGGCATCAAGGGGTATTGTATGCCCTTCCTACCCGTGGTGGTAAAACGGCGGTGTTTGCAGATTTAATTAAGGATTGGATAGCCCAAAATAAAAACGTTTGCATTATTGCCCACAGAGAGCCGTTAATTACCCAGGGTGCCAACACCATAGAACGCATTACAGGCATCAAGGCAGGCATTATTTTAGCAGGGGATTCTACAAGACCTTGGAGTCCTGTTCAAGTGTGTAGTATTCAATCTATGCGTCGCCGTGTGCTTCCTACTACGCCCGATTACATCATCATTGATGAGGCCCACCTTGCCAATGCAAAAAGCTACATCAATTTTTTAAACAAGTATCCACAGGCAAAACGCCTATTGGTTACCGCCACGCCTCATAGGCTCGATAAAAAAGGGTTTACCGAATTTGCATCTAAAATAGTTTTAGGGCCATCAATCGCCCAGTTATTAGAAATGGGATTTCTTGCCGAGCCCAAAATGTACACAGGTTCAGAGATTAGCAATTCCCTTGCAGGCATCAAAACAAGTATGGGAGATTACAATGTATCCGACCTAGGGCAACTGATGGGTGGCACTAAAATAATGGGTGATATTGTCGGGCAATATAACTCAAAAGCACACGGGCGAAAAGGTGTGGTGTTTTGCCCAACGGTAGAACATTCCAAGCAAGTTGCAAAAGCGTTTAATAATGCAGGCATCCCAGCTGAACACATCGATGGGGAAATAGATAAAGACGAAGTTAAAGCGGTTTTGCTACGCCTTAAAGAAGGCATCACACGGGTTGTAACAAACGTTGATATGCTTTCGGAAGGATGGGACGAGCCAACCATAAGCTACGTAGGGCTAGCACGACCAACAAAAAGCCTCTCCAAATACCTTCAACAGGGTGCAAGGGGCTTAACATTATGCGAAAACAAGCCAGATTGCGTTATCATCGACCACGGCAACAACGTAAACGAGCATGGCCACATCCTACAACACAGGAACTGGACATTAGCGGGCGATACCCATAGAGACAAGGTCCTTAAAACCCACCGTGAATGCCCTAGTTGTGGCGGATGGACTCGCATTGGTAAGTTTAACTGCGAAGTGTGCGGGTATGAATTCCCACGGCAAAAAAGGGTGGTCAATACGATGTTGTCTAATTTAGACCTCATTACCCTTGAAAACGCCATGTTACAAAGGATACGGCTTGACTACATCGCCGCACTAGACCTTGCGGGTAAAAAAAGCCAGCAAAGAATAAAACGCAACGAAACCCCTACGCCACCCGGTAGTGCTTACCATCACGTCATCAACAAACTGAAAGAAGACCACATGAAAAGCGGACTATCGGAAGATGAGGCCCTATCCAAAGCCAAAAAATCGTTTAGCAAAGCCGTGTCATTCAATGAGAGTAAAAAGCTGATTGATGAAATTTACAACCCCTATTTAACACCTGCTTTACCCGCAAAAAACGAAACGTGGCTAAAAGATGTTTTGGATAAGGCTTTGGCACAATAGTAAATAGTTGACAAGTAACAAGCGGTTTGTTATAGTAGCGTTAGAGTTTCACCACTCCACCAAACAAAGAAACCGCAAAACTGGCTTTTTATAGCTCCTGTGGTTTATTCATAGGGGCTTTAGTGTTAGCTAGAGACCGTGCTTAGAACACGGAGACCCTTTTAGTTTTTGGTTTTCTTTGGGCTATTAGTGGTTTGGTGAAGCTCTAGCTAGCCCCTTCGGGGGTATTACACTCAAGGGTTTCACCACCCAAAAAAGAAGGAAACGCTACCATGTGCAACGCTATTGTGAAGCCTGAATTAGAGGCATTAGTTACCGATTTTTACGGCATCGCCGATATTTTCTCGATGCTTGAGGAAAAAATAGACGACATAAAAGCTCCAATGAGTGCTTACACCTTGGCGTTAAAATCGTTCAAAGAGCGTATTACAAGCCTTAATACCGCTATTGAGCAATTATAGGCTTTTTATTTAGTCGCTAAAATTGTTATTATAGTCTTATGCCCCCTATTTAGGGGGTATTTGTTTTGGGAGTATAACAATGAAGTTGTTTAAAATGCTTTCAACAAAGCATAGCATCTGCATAGAGCTTGTTAAGACCTTGGGAGAACGTGCTTTTTTCTTTGTTTCAATGGTCATTCAAACCGCCGTAGAAGAAGGTGTTAAAGAACTAGATGCGTTACAGGTAAAGCATTTTTCGGGTACACGCATGGCGTATGCTGAAAAGCTATTGCCCTACTGCCAGCGAATTTTAACCGAAATTGATAACATGGCAACGGCAAGACCTGCAAATCCAACCGTACGGGAAAACCGAACAGTTGAAACGCCAGTTAGTTCCAAAATGGAACAACCTCCAGTTAGTGCAAAAAATGCAACAACTGAAATTATCAATACACCAGTGTACCATTGTGATAATTCACTCCACCCGCTACGCATGAAATTTAAACAACTTATTGAAGCCTACCCGTTTGGCAAAGCTAAATTTAACCAAGTGTCTGATTTTGAGAAATACCGAAAAGTTATTAAAGAATCCCACACAACGCATGAACAGTTAATCGCAGGGGCTACAGCTTACGCCAAGTACGTTTCTTCTCAAGGCACCCAAAGTAGCTATGTGTTAAATGGCGGTTCTTGGCTTGCAAAAGGGGAGTGGTCAAAAGAATACGTAGTAGATAACAAACCATTAAAGCCACAAAAGAAAACACAAACCGTTAAGGATGCAAACGGTAATGCGGTTAATGCACAAGATGATCACCTTGAACGGTTACTATCTGCCAAGTATGCTAATTTTAGCGGTTTAACCTACCTTGTTGCAGAACTGAAAAATAAAATTTATTTAATTAACGGAATTTTGCTTGTTAAATTGCCTAACCAAGAAAAGTTGCAAGGTCTTAGTAATTTTAAACCCATCCCAAAACACGAAGAAAGTTTCTGTACCGTAACATCACTTGATAAATAAACGCCCCGTGTAATCAATCCTAGGACTGGCTACAAGGGGCGTTTTGGGGTGCTTAGATACTTACTTAAGGAGGGTTGCTTGTAACTTGTGCCTGTTTTCCCTCATAAAAAGCTACTTTAGCGGTTAGTGCTATCACTTGTTGCATCAGGCTATTTGCTTGTTCACGAGTTCGCAAATGCTCCGCTTCACAGTTCGAAATTATAAGGTTCATACGCTCCATAATGGTTTTATAAAGCAAGGTAACAGCACCTGCCATTGCTCCTATTACCCCTGCTAGGCTTGCCACAATGGTAACAATCATCCCAACAGAAACGACTACATCCTGTGTCATTTTAAAAACTAGCTCCCTTCACCACGTTATCTACAATATCAAATGCTTGTTTTCTGTTTTGTTTAGCTGATACATAACTAATATGCACCCACTCCGTGCCTTTGAGGCTTTCAAAAATCAACTGGTCGTAGTTTAGATTAGCCTTGGCCCACTTAGCAACGTCTCTGGCTTTCACGCCTTTAATAACCACATCTGTTGCTTGCCCTTTTAGATGTTGGCTGTTATGGCTTCCACCCACTCGTTTATTTACGGCAGGGCCTCTAAACGTACTCGTTGGTGTAAATGCCCCAAATCGAGAGCGTAGGGGTTCTAATATGTTTTGAGCAAGCGTAGTTAGGCGTTTTATAACCAGTGGGCTTGGCTTGTTAGGTAGCCCCGTGGATGTTTTAGTTAATTCTTCAAGAGTGAAATGCGGGGTTAGTTGGGTAGGCATATGCTAATCCTCATGTTAGTAAATCGGCTTTTTTGTGTATAAAAAGTATATCGATACACGTTTTTGCGGTTTTGTGTGCAATTAAATTCACTAGCAAACCCTTTATTTACGGCGTTTTTTGTTTTGTGAGCGACATTTGTGTCATCGACAAACTGTTGCATAAATATAAAGAAAAGGGGTAATGAAACCCCTTAACTATTCAACAATTACCCAGTCCTCTGCCAACATATCGGTTTGAGACGCAAGCCAACCGATAACAATAGCCCCTACAGCAGGCTTCATTGCGATATAAGCACCACAATCTACTGTGCCGTTAGTATTTACTAATTCTTTTCCAGCTTCAGTGCTAGGAGGATAGCTGTTAGCAGGCACTAGGTACAAAAACATCCCTTTACCGTTCCATCCTTGCCGTGCTACTTTTTGCCCAGCTTTTAACGCCTCTAAAGCTTTACCAAAATCAAATGTAGTGATAATAGATTCCGCAGTACTTTCACCTTTAAATGAAATAACAGAATTTACTCTGCCAAAGTTTTCAGGGTGGGTTGCTGGTAATTTAGATAGTAAAAAAATAGGTTTAACACCTTCTTTTGCGGTATGTAGATAGGCTTCCTCTAGTAGAAATGGAGCTACCCCTTCTACCAATCCATCTAAAGGCACGGTATCTGGTGAAAACGCTACAGGCACTTCTTCAGGATTAACACCTGTGTTTTTTGCCGTCTCAATAGTTTTGTTTAAATGGTCTCTTAGTTCAGTTAATGTAAAAACGCCCATATTTGGCACTCCTTATTGTTAGGTAAAATCCGTATTACTACGGGTAAATTTAAATAAAAAGGCGAAAGTTTCAGGTCTTTCGCCCGAGGACAATTCCATCACCCATTAAACTTTAGGCTTTTCACCTGTATCACCCTCAAGGTATTCTTGAATGAGCTTAACAACGGGTATCAATAACGGCACTAGTTTACCTAACAACGTACCGCCGTACTTCAATAAAATTTCAGTAGGTAGAGCCTCTAATACTTCTGCTACTTCAATCTTGCCGTCGCCGTCTTTATCTAACCGTGTGCGAATCTCTTTAACCAACAGAGCTATAACCACGCCTGCACGAGACTTCTCAATAAACTCTTTTACGCCATCAATAAAACTCATCTTCTTTTCTCCTAGGGGGGTTGGGGTTTAAGCACCGTAAACTTGCAATGTACTTGTCTGGCTGGTTAAGCAACCGAACAGTAATTGGTGTGCATGGATGCCATGGAATGTGATAGATTGTCCGGCATTAAGTGCAAAGCAATCATCATTCAAACTGCCAACAGTGTTGGGGGGTGCTGACACGTTATTGCTTACCCACGCCGCACGTCCTGAAACATAGATGGTATTACTACCTGTATTGGTCATAGTGAAACTGCTAATATAATCAGTATGCCGTGATAGTAAAGCTGTGGCTGTAGCGGAAACGGTGTAGTTACCAAACAGGTTACTTTTAAAAACTCCACCTCCAATATCAGTTGTTCTGGTTAAGTCAGCTCCAGAACCACGTAAGTTTTGTACCATCTGGTCGCCAGTAGTTCTTGGCAAGATGTTAGTTTTCATTGGGACTTTGTTTGTACCACTTGATGCAGGTATTGGGTAAGAGTTGTTAGGTGCTGGAGCTGTCATCTTTTATGACTCCTTATAAATTAGCTAAGTTAACGTTGTTGTAAAATAATGCGGTATCTTCATCCGCAGTTGTTAAGCGATTAAATACTGCCATCGCATGACGGTACCCTCTCCACCGTGCGAATGTAAAGTACACATCAGAACAGAGCCTAGCACCGGTTACTAATTTAGCAACTGACGCAGAGTTTTGTTTGATAGCGGTACTTCCATCACAGGCTTTAAATCCACCCACAATGTTAATGGGGCAAGACTTAAATTCTACTGTTGCTTGGTTAGCCCAGATACTTCGTGGTTGGGAGGGGTTCCAAAGTGGGTGGGGTTTATGTTTGAAGATGAACAGGTGTGTGTGCTTGTTCCACATAAAACTTTCATACTGATAAGACTTAGAATCCGTTGTCGACTTACCAAGCAAGTGTGTCTTTTGAAAGTACCGTGTAACGTGATCATCCGCAGGTATATAGAAATCCTTACCCGGTTCTAACGGAATATCTCCATCAGAATATAACATACCTATTTGCGTACCAAAATTCTCTAAAGCATCCATTGAAGAGTCGTAGTTAGACCAAACAACAGGGTTAGTATGGTCTCGCCCTGTTAGCCATATTTTTTCGGTTGGCGAGGTGAATACATCAGGTGCTACAGATAACCCGATAAAATCCATAATATCGTTCGCATCGTATGTATAAGTAGGGTCTGGCGTCCAAACACCCATGATTGTAAACTCATACATATCACTCATGTACGTATTGTTAGCTCTGAATTTAGTAGCAGTATTTGAACCATTGCCGTTAAATAAACCCTGCATACCGTTAGGTGCAGTTGCTACAGACCACGCCGGTACATCGCTGTTAGGGGCTGTGGTAGTATTTAATAACAGGGTTGTTTTCCCTTTATTACCGGTAATGACATTACTTACTACGTTAGCAAAGTTAATGGCTTCATCGGCTACAGGTAATGCTGGTAGTTTTGTTTTCTCTTTCCAAGCAAACTGGTCTCTTACGGCTTTCTCTAATGCCAATCGGTTAGTATCGTTTAACAGAGGACTGATAATCAAACACATAAAGCCCATGTCCGCATTAGCTGTCCACGTCGTGCCGTTTGATGAGAATGCCCCTAGTCTGAATTTACCAGTACGATTAAACAAGTCAAAGTCCGCCGTAGCAGATGCTGACTGTGCTGTTTGTGCTGAATCCCTAAACGAGGTAACTCTTCTTAAGGAAGTATCACCATAGTTCTGTGATTGTACGTTACTGGTTTGTTGGCGTAGGTAGATAGTAGGCTGTGCTAATAGTTGAGTAGCAGAGCCTTGTGTAAATCTCGCCCGTTCAACTACTGATTGTCCTATGGCATAATCATAACCAAGCCACAAGTTACTCCCAGCGTGGAAACCATACAGTTGGTTGTATGTACCACCAGAGCCAGTTGTACGCAATACCGTATTGTAAACAAAACTGGTAATAGTAGTACCCGAAGCTAAGCCAAAATTAACGGACTCATTACTTAGTTGACTACCCAACATTACAATCATTGGGTTTCCTACGTTATCCCTTTGAATAACACCATCCACCACAATGTATGGAGCTGTTGCTCCGCTTGGTAGCGTTAAATGTCTACCGTTACCGCTTTGGTCGTAAATGGTGGTAACAGAGGGTGTGCCTGTTGTGCCAGTTGCTGTTAATAACGCTTGCTCATCAAGCTCATTCGTCCCTGATAAGAAACCAACATCCACCCCGTTAACTCTTAGTGCTGCCCCAGTCCAACTAGGTACAACACGGTGTACTGAATACACCCCAGCTTGTCCTGTAAATCCTGTTAATGCAGAGGGCATTACACCTGCCCAGCTGTTACCGTACCTAGAAACAGCCACATCGTGTGTATCGGGGTCTGATGGTAATTTACCTGCTTCGGTAACAATACAAGTAATTTCGGCATCGCGGTTGATACCTGTAGTAGCAGGAGTCCAAACCGCAGAAGCACCACTAGGTGTAAGTGAACCTTCGTTAGCAGACCACGCATAACTTGCCCCTGCTACGGGCGTTACGTTGAATGTTAAGGAGCTGCCCTCTGTTACCGTGGTACCACCGGTGATTGTGGGTGTAGCTGAAACTGCTAAACTTGCCACGGTTGACTTGTACCCAAAGCTTTGTGTTTTACCTGTTTCAGTAAACCCGATACCAACGTTTATAGCCCCTTGATAGTTAGCAGGTACAACAACGGTAATGGTTGCCCCACTTCTACTAACCGTGCCCACGTCCGTTGTAGGTGTAGCCCATGTAGCCCCTGATAGGGCATTAAGGGTCGAATAGTTACTAATCGTTACTACATAATTTTGCGTCGTGTCGGTACGGCTTGTAAAGGTATTAGCCCCTGTAAGGGTTGGTGTTGCGGATGCAGGGGTGGAAGCAGAACCAGCTAAAGCAAATCCAAAAGCCATAATTTACACCACCTTATAAAATAGAACGACCTCAAGAGGCGTTGTGCTGTTAATAACTAAATTTTCACCAACACTACCCGCCAAAAATGGGGCTATTTGATGAGACGCATCGCTTTGATTGGCTTTCAAATAAAGCGTTTTTAGCAACGTTGAGCCTGTTTTAAATTGAATGTTGGTATCAACGTTATTGCTGATAAACCAGCCATAAAGAAACCATTGCTGACCCGCTCCGCAAGTGGCTATAATCGTATCGGTATTGGCTGAAATAGTGGTGTTGTACTGGGTAACGGCTGTCTGTTTAGCCTTAACGTAATCTACCTGTATTGTCGGCATTCTCATGCCCTCCTATAGCTTGATAATGTGATTAACAAATGTAACGGGCTGAATGTTGTTGTGGGCTTGACCGCCACCTGTTGCTTGTGTTTGAGACACTTTACTTCCATCCTGACCAGTTCCGCCAAAGGAAGAAAATTCTGAATTAGTGATAAAATCCGTAAAACCGTGAGTGTGGCTAGGCATTTGATTGATGGTTAAAACATGGCTTTCCGCCCCTAGCTTTCCGCCGATAATGTTTCGTTGTCCTGTGGCATCCATTGCGTTAGTAATAGCTGTGTCACTCAAAGCCAAACCAACTAACGCACGGTTACGCCCCTCATAAAGCGGTATGCGTTTTAATGCCGTCCAATCCGCACTAGCCGAAGCTCCACGAGTGGAAGCACTACCCGAACTATCGTAGATAGGCTGACTTGTATTACTCCAAATCAAATTAAATAAAGCCTGATAGGTATCATCTAGGTAGGTTGCACCTGACCCTGTTTTTCCTAGAGTCTCATCGCTTCTACAGATAAGCCAGCCAGCAGGAGCGGTAACGCCCCAATAAACCATCCCTACTCCGGTAGGTATAATCCCATCAATGTAGCCTTTGTTTACGGCGTGCGTGGCTTGTGTCGGCGTTGGAACAATTGGGGATACTGCAAAAGTCTTTGTGCCAGTAAGCGTGCTGTTTTGTAGTAGTAAATCATCGTGGGTGTTGCTTTGGTTTAATAGTTGGTCTATTTCTGCGTTTAAATCGTCTGCATTAACTAGCTGACCATTTTGAATTTGACCTTGACGCAAGCGTTGAATGTTAGACATTATTTTAAATCCCCCTGTTCGATGATTAACTTCAAGCCGTAAATCTCAATATCTGAAGAGCTAGAAGTGTGCGTTAAATCCATGCTAATTGTTCTAAACCAACCCTTGGGATACCAGCGTCGTTGTAGAATTGGCAGGGTGCTATATCTATCCATGTTGTAATGAGCCACGCCGTAAATAGCCGCATCACTGGTTGGAATAGCGATGTTAATGATTTGCCCTTCCCGAGCGTTCCAATCAAACCGATGCTGTACGCTCAACGTGTTATCAATGCCCGAGCTTTTAATAAATAAAAACGCTTCCATCACCCGAGCGTTCAGCATGGTTTCAGCAGAGAAAGAATCAGTTATAACCCTTGATATAATGGGTTGACCGCCGAAGCTTTGAGCTTGTTCGGAGTGTCTCCAAACCTTGCCGTTTTCGTCGCCGTGCAATAGAATCCCGTCATCATCCACGAATACGGCTGTTAGTTTTTGGGAAGTCCCCCATTTTTCCCGATACCAAGCTTGGTACATCAAATCAAAATACCAAATGGCATTACAATGGGCTGATTGATTTTCAGCAACTGCAAACCCTAAGCGGTTATTGCGGTAGTCGTACCAAGTCATAGCATCTTTATAAGCAAGTGCAGGGTTGTCAATAAATGAAGGTTGCACCTTCATAGAGATATAAGTGTTTTGCAGGTTGCCGTTAGTTATATTGGTACTATAGGTACTTACGCCTCTGTTTGTTAGATATGCCATATCTTGCCCAAATTGAACAAAAGAACGAGAGGAGCTAACGCCTACATCGTTGTTAATTTTGACAAAGTAATAAGGATCATCCGTTGCACCAGAGCCTGTAATAATCCCGATTGACTTCTCTTTAGATACAAGCAACACTGGTTTTAATTGCCCTGGTATAAAAAACTCTTGCATGGCGACAATCTTTTGACCGTCGTTTAACCCGCAGGCTACGAATTGCGTTGAATACCCAGCGGTAATATCAAGAGGGTTGCTGTAGAACACCCGAGACGTGTCATAATCCGTACTGAATACCCAAAGCCTGTTTTGATAGTAAACGGTCTGTAACGCCCCTATAGGGCATCCGTCGCCCAGTGTTGCAACGGTTGTACCATCCCATGTTTTAGGGGCGGTTACTTGGTCGCAAATAACACACTTGTCATTGGCTACGGTAAAGTCTGTTGTATTGGTAGCGTGGAACCCACTAGCTAACGCCGTGACGGACGAATCCTTATAAAGGCTTCCGCCTTTCATTATTAACAAATCATTGATACCAGATTTTTTAAACCGAATAATACCTGTTACCTTGCCAGCTCCTAGGTCTTTGAATAGCTCAAACCCAAACGTCTTTTTAACCGAGGTAGCGTTTCCAAAGTAAAAGTTTTCAAGTAGCCTTAGTTCTGTTTGAGGTGTACCGCCACCGAGAGAGCTTGCCCGATGCAAAGCAAGCCCTCCCTCTTGCGAGGCGGTGTTCATACCCCCTGTTAGGGGCAATAAATCAACCGTTGTTATTTTACCTTTGGATGCTTTAGATGCTCTCACCACGCCCCCTAAAACATCGCAGGTAAGGCTTGAGGAAGCCCGTAGTTTTGGCGAACTTCACGCAACATACGTTTTAGTTTACGGTCGTACAGTTGGTAAGCCGTGGTAAAATCACCACGCCCCATAATCTGCAATAAATAAGTATAAACCCCAGCAATAACCGTATCAACATCATCATCAGGAACAGCTAGGTTGTCCGTTTCAGTTGCAACTAACGGCATATCGTCGTAATGAACCAGCGTTAAACCGTAGTCTTTATCAGGAATGGCATTGAGCCAAAGGGTTTGGTTGAAAATGGCAAATTGCGTAGGCACGCCAGCAACAAGGCTATTATTCCGCATCGTTCGCATCAGCTCATCATTAACCTGTTTAAGCTCCCCTTTTTGCTCTTTGGTACGAATCAACGTAACAACCCTTTTAGGGTCTACAGACCGACTAGAAAGCCCTAGGTTATAAGCACTTACATTGTTTTGGTACTCTAAGAGTTGTTCTTTTTTAAGAAACCAAAACGAGCCAGCCTTGCTAATTTCACGTAATACGTCATTCAGCAGGTCTAAAGCACAATTATACGGATGCTCACTCATCCCAAAAGAGATAAGGTCTTGGTCTAATTGTGCTTTTTTATAAGCCGTTTTACAAACTGCTAAACCTGTTGTTGGCACTGCTTACACTCCTAAGATTTCAGCAATATCAGGGTCTATTTTTGTTTGAACGTCGCAAGGCACATAATGCTCAATGCCGTTGATTGAAACCTTGACGTGTGGATGCTTGCCGTTCTCTTTATAAAGCATTTTGGTTGTTTCACGCCCGTGGGAAGACACGTTAACATAGACCAATTCAGGCTTTTTAGACTTGTCTTTTTTACCGTCTTTGCCATCTGTTTTATCTTTTTCTTTGTCTTTATCACCGCCAATAGTAGCATCGCTAGAAGCATCAACACTAGCAGTTTCACCAGTGCTAGGCTCTGTAGTAACAGGGGCAATAGTTGGCTCAACAGGGGCAACGGCAGAAGGAGGCTGATTGCCCTTTAATCCATCTAAAGTAACAATTACTTCATTAGTCATCTTAAACATTCCTTATCTGTTTTCGTAAATACGAGCCATGTAACGAGGGTCTGTAAACTTATTGGGGTCAGGCACCATTTCACGGTTGTTGTAGCACTGCAAAATATGCTCATAAACACCGTAAGGAAGAATTACCTTTTTATCCAAAAATACTTTGTACTCTGCACCGTTAATGCAAACGGTTACATATAATGCGTTTTGTTGTGGGTCAAAATCCAAGCCCATTGCCCGAACCCATTCCTCACCTGAATCAAGCCGAATAGTTATTTTTCTATTGGCATTTAGCTCTTCATAAGTCTGTAGAACATCGTTAGCTAGTTCAGTGTCGGTAATAAGCATCATGTTACCTTTCAGTGGGAGAATAGCCCCTAGTGTTACCTAGGGGCATCAATTAGTTAAGCCGCCCAGTTGCTACCAGTTTCAATGCGAACCATGAAGTTGTTGTTTAACACCTTGGTTGCCATGGTTAGTTTCCAACCGACAGTAGACTGTTGGTCTAATGGGTCAGCAGCACCAGCAGAACCGACAGGCTTCACATACGTTTGAGGTTTTCCTGCACCAGCAGGGTCAACCACCATAAACGCTTCCTTGCCAAAAATCAGCGTGCCGTAAACGTCTACACCACCAGCACCAGCACCAGTGAACACAGGGGCAAAATTTGAAATAAGGAAGTTCACACCGCCAAACTCAACCGCATTAAATTTGTAAATTTGCTCTTTGTCGGAATAGGTAAATGTATTGGTCAACGTAGTGTCATTTTGCAAGTCGTTGTAAATGTCAGGGTGTATAATGCCGATATACCCAGTAGCAATACCGTTGTTATCTCTCATCCCATTAGAAGGCATTGCATTGTTTCTGCGTAATTGGTTGACTGCTTTTCTAATCATCCTTAAAGTCAAAGGGTTTGAAGCACTTTGAGCAACACGAGTAGAACCAGTACCATAGTTTACGGTTGTACCTGTTACCACTTCCGCCCGAACGACTGCTTCCAATGTCTGCCCTGCGTTTTCTCCTAACAACGTGGTTGCTTCAGCAATAACAGGGTCAATCGCAAACATATCGACTTGGTCAGTAAACCGAATCACGTTACCATACTGCCTTACTGTTGCAGTAATTGGGGTAATGTTTAAATCCACTGCCGCAGGAGGAACGCCTTCAACCAATGGTGTAGTATTAACCGTTAAAGGCTCAAAACGTCTTACTTCCATTGAGTTACCAACACGTTTTGCCAAGCTACGCTTGCTGGCTACGGTCATAAAAGGAAGGAAAGGCAACGCACGGTATAAAAGGTTTAAATCATACGCTGTTTTGGCTTCTACGGATAGTTGGTTATCACCACTTACACCGTTATTTGTGATAGTTTGTGAACCCATCATCATCATGTTTAAGCACCTCTTGCTATTTTGTCAAAGTAACTAATAAATTCGTCAGGTTTCATTTGGCTTAGTTGTTCCGCTTTGCTTGCCCCTCCCTGTTGTGAACTACTACCACCTGCATCTAAAGTCATTACCGTTTTAGCCGTTGGCTTAACGTTCAATTTTTCACGAATGCTATCACTTGCTTTTTTAAGCAATTCTTGAGAAGTGATGCCTTGGTTTTCGGCTTCATTAGAAAGCCTTACCGCCTCGGCATGAACCAAGTGCTGGTGTGGCACTAGCTCGGGGTTTTCGGATTGAAACCGTTGCACTAATAAAGCTTGTTCCACAATACGCTGGGCTTCTTGAACGGCGTTATGGCTTGACTCTTGAACCGCCCTAGAAACAATCTGGTCAGCACTAATACTAGGCGTGCTAGGGGCTTGCGTAGTAGCCTGTTGTGGGGCTTGTGGTTGTTCTGTTTGCGTTGCTTGGTTATCAGCGTTCATGTACTCATTCCATTCACTCATCGGTATCTACCTCAATCGTTAGGAAGCTAGTCGCTTCTCGGTTTAACTTATTTAAGACGGATTTAATCGCCTTGTTGTGGGTGTTTTTATCACCAAGTTCAATAAGTCTGTCTAATCCGTCTTTGGTGGAGTCTTCCGTTCTTAGGCTTTTTTGAATCATCGGGAGAATCCAATCGTTCCATTCCGCACTTGTTACGAGGGTGTGGCACGCTTTTTTTCTTAGGTACTCTTCGCTATCCCTCTTGAGGCGGTTGTTGAGACTGGGCATTGCTCAATAGCTCCATAAATTCTGTAGGGGTGTACATGATTTGTTCTATATCGTTATCACCTTGGAGCATTTGTAGCTTTGTAATTAGGTGATAACCGTTGTCTCGAAGCATTCCCCACAACATAGGGTTGCCCGCACAAATTTCTAGCAACTTGGTTAGGTTGTTAATTTGTGCCATTTTAGATTGAGCAGGGTTCACGTTGACGAGTTCAACGTCGTAGTCCTGCAAGTTTAAACCCTGCAAAGTGGTTTTATTGAAAGCAAAACCACCCTCTTTTTTTTCAGAGCGGTATTCGTATTCTTGGAAACCTGCACCAACCAACAGTACCAACCGTTCAATAATCCGACGGATACCCATGTTGACAATGTGTTCCACAATTTCTCGGGTGATGCTCATTGAGTTTTCATTTAGTATTTGAAGCTCGGTAGCTGTCTTCTGAAAATCAACCTGCGAAGAGCCTTGAAATGGGTTTTGGCTTCCTGTTGTGATTTGACCCTCTGCTTTCAGCATTCCCATAAAGTTCATTAACGTGGCTAGTTCGTTGGAGTTCCCCCCAATTTGTGCGACTGCTTTATTTACGTCTACACCTTCTTCGGTATAGGCAACACCGCCAGCAAGCCCGAACATTGAACTAAAATCTACACCCTCGTTAGCGATAAACCGTGAACCCGTACGAGACATCGTTTCAATGGCATGGTTTACAATAAAGTTGATTGTTCTTTGAAGGTCGATAATATCTTCTAATGGACCTATTCCCGATAGCGTATCGGTCAACTGGGCGTAATTACAGAACACAACGGGATTAAGCCCGTCAGGGTAAATGTTTGGACTAAACCGAACCAACTTCTGCCCTTGAGCAATTCCGACCAGCATTTTGTAATACGTTTCGTTCTCAAGTTCTAACACGGGGAAGTAGAACAAATCATAATCAAGGTTTTTATCAACATCGATAAACGTTTGGTTCAAGCTGTTAATGGTGTTTACATTAAAACGGTTTTCTTGCTTGGTTGTTTCATGCTTGCCGATATTCGCCAAGTTTTCCGTATTCATGTAAAGTCCCGAAGATTTAAACTCATTAACGGTCTTTAACCCGCAGTGCATCCATCTAGCGTTTTCAGGATTGGTTGCTTTTGGGTCGATGTAAAAATCTAATGGGTTTAATACGTCTAATAGCAGTTCAGGCTCAAGCTCTTTACTTTCTAGCTTGTATTTTTGCGTATTTGGGTTATAGTGCCATTCTTTACAAGGCATGGTATTAAGCGAAGGCATTGCACACCCTTCGCCTGCCCAAATTAACTGCCAAAGAAAAATACCGCCCTTTTCTGTCAAAAGCATTTTTCTGAACAAATCTTTTAAAGCATCTGTTTTTTCGTCCTCTGTTTTAGAGGCTTCCTCGCTTTTGCCACGCAAACGAAAATAGTCTTTATCGTTAGGGAAAATTGTTAATTTTAACTGGCTGTAAATCAGCTTGGCTTGCTGTCTTGACATCGGCATGAAAATATTGGGACGATTGGTTTTAGCGTCTCTTTGCGAACCCTCAACACCCAATGTTGGCAAAAGGTCGTCATCCATCAATTTACTGTTTAAGTAGGCATAAGACCGACGTTGACGCTGTTTTTTGTATGCGTAGAATGATTGAAAATTGGTTTTAAGCGTGTTGCAAAGGCTAATAATTTCTTGCTCTTCTTTGTCGCTAACCTTGACGCTAGGTGGTACTTTAAGCGTTAATGGCTCGTCTTTTTCTTCGTTTTCAGAAGACATAAGAGCTTGCTGTTGTGCAAGCATGGCAATTAACCCATCATCAACCTGTTGTTGCTGTTGTGGTTGTGGCATCGGTTGGGGTTGCTGGTCATCTTCGGGGTAAACCGTCATCCCAGACATCGGCGTAAAAACCATAAAGGGCAATATCTCCTTGATACTACCCTTAGCCTAGCCAACGCCGTATTAAATTGTAAGGTTATTTGCGACTTTAATCTTTAGTTATGGTATCTTTACCAAATAGCTTCTCATAAAGGCGGATTGTCCCCTCGTCATCATCTAAATCATCCTGCACTCTATCGGTCATCGCATCAACTAATTTCTTAACGGATGTTGGCACACCAGTAGCACCAACCCCACCGTATGGCCCGAAAGTACCAATGCCCATACCAACATCTACCATACCGTTAATAGCCTTCCACAAATCGCCCTCTTGTAAGGCTTCCGTGGCTTTAGTGGTGTTTGAACCAATGCCTTCAACCGCAGAACCGACACTTGCCAAACGTCCACCCAGCCCGAAGTATCCTATTGGTTGGCTGAACTCTGTAAAATCAAGCCCTCCTTCAGGAACGCTTGGTATCATGCTAGTAACCTTTTTAGTCATGTGCGTAGGCAACACGGCTTCCAGTTCTTTAATGGCTTCCTTGGTGTCGTCATCCATCAAAGCAGTAACAAACGGAGGAAGGGTTGACAATACGCCAGTAAACACGGCTTTCCCAATGTAGTACCCAGCCAGTGAATTAGCGTGCTTGCCTGCTTGTTTCAAATCGCCATCTTTCAACGCTTTAATCAACCCACCGTGCATTTTAAGGTATTGCATGGTATCCCCAACAACAAAACGTGTCATGCCTAGAGCATGGGCAGATGCGTTTGTCTGATAAATCATAGGAGTATCCCATGGCATATAATCCAACGCTACCTTTTTAACGCCCTCATGCCCATTTTCGCCCGCACGTTTTGAGATGTACCAACCTAGGTTTTTTTGCGTGTTGACGGTTAGCATAAATGGGTCTGCCTTGCCTAGCCAGCTACGCTTGGCTTGAACACCCCCAATGTTTACGCTGTAGATGCCCTTGCTTTGCAATTCGGGTATTTCCCCCCAAACCTTGCCACCGCTAGCTTTCATCATATCGGTAAAACCCCCAATAATATCAATCGGGTTGTAGTGTGCAAACGCACGGTAAAGCTCGTTGACGTTACCCATAGCCCACTTGGCATTGAACGATGCCATGTTGCGACTGAACTGGTCAATTCCTTTTTGCACCAATTTCCAAGCAGGGTCTTTTTCTTCAAGCTTTTTATTATAAAACGGGCCGCCTTCTTCCATAAATTCAAGGTAGTTTTTTGTGTAATAGGCTTCCTCGGGTGATTTCATGCCTAGGCTGTCTTTTAGGTCTTTGGCTAGGTTCGCCCGTAACACGTTCTCATCAATCGTTCCAGTCTTACGCTCATTTCTCCAAATGGTATCATAGAGCGTTTGTTTTAAATCTTGCACTAATGGCTTGATAGTCTCATCATAGGCTTTCTTACCCTTAGCATAATCCCCAGCGTTATTAAACTGTTTAACGTGGTCAATCATCGCCTCATGAATGGGCTTATAGAACTTTTCACTCATCCAGTTACTAGGATTGTCAAGACTTCTATAATGATGGGCTTTATCAAACAGGGGAGCTTTTTCCATAGCAAGCTCTAATAACTTAGTAGAAGGGGTTTCACTTGCCTGTTTCTGTTTGCGTATAAGCATCTTATCCTTGCCTTTACGCATCTGATTTTCGTAGGATTCTACTTGTTTTGGGTTGTACACGTAGCCATCTTGCCTATCGTAGCCAATCCCTAGTATCTTAGCCTCGTTGGCTAACGCTAGGCGTGTGCCATCCATCACGGACTTGCCTGTAAGCCCTGCTAATAGTGCATCGGGTTTGCATGGTTTCTTACTCATGGTTTAGCATCCTAACGCTTTGCTGATTGCCTCGTAAAGAGGAGGGTGTTCAATTTCTATTTGTCCTAATGCTTCATGAAGTACGTTGTTTGGTACAATTGTATCATCCGTGCAAGACTTGCAAAGCTCCTGCAACCGTCCTGTAGATTGGGTTACAACCTCTCTAGGGTATGATACTATTTTACTTGAAGGGTTGGCTTTTAGCAACGGAGCTGTTACAAAGTCGACTAAAGCGTTACTTTGGCTAAATGGTAACGGCTTATCGTTGTACGCACTGGCATAAGCACCGTTGAAGTTGTCAAAGTTGGTTACTTCCATTGCAGGGCTTATTTTGTCTAACCGCCGTGTGCTAAATTGCGTGTTTTCATTGTTGGTCTGAATGAGTATCTGCGGTTTTTTCACAATATCCGAATCAAGCACGCTATGCTTTGTGCCGTCTTCCATTGTGATACTAACCTCGCCATTTTTCTTTGGCTTACCCATCGTCTTAATTAAATCGCCGTTGTAATACTTATCATTGCTGATTTTAAACCCAAGTACGCTTACCAGCTCTTCCGCTACGTCTGAACGTTTGTAGCCCGATTTAGGGTTGTAGCCTTCATTCAGTACGACTCGCTTACCATCTTGTGCTGCTTTGTTCAGGGTGTTTAATATCGCCTTGGCTTGCTTTTCAGGATGCCCACTATTGACGATAGCCTCGGTTAGCTTGGCTTTGTCGTGCTTGGTTAGCTCGTCTAATGTGCGGTAAGTACCATCGGCTAACTGGGTAGGGTCATCAGGATTGCGTGGGCGTGTTTTCTGCAATGTTTGGTCTTTGTACCGCCCATCTGCAAAACTAGCATCCTTGTACCGTCTAGCCGTATCGTCTACCGTGGTTACAACATCCTGTTTAACCCCTAGTTCCTCGGCTTTTTTGGCTTTGGTTTTCTTGGGTTCAACGGTCAAGCTTTCCTTGGTAGTTGGGGTAGCTAACTGTTCTTTTATTTGACTCGGTTCAAAAACAGTGTATTCAGTGCCGTGTATTATACTGTCATAACCTTTTTCTTTTATTGCTGAAGTAAACGAACCTGTAAAAGTTGGCTTAACAGAAATACTTCTGTAATCTCCCGATGGAAGTTTGTCGACTCTTTCATTCAATAAACTAGCATCAAAACCTAAGTGTTCTGCGAGAGCTTCTTTGTTCTTAAAAGAAAGCAGGTCTATAGGATTGTCCATTTTTAGGAAAACTTTTTTAATAACTCCTGTTTCTCCTTTTGCGTAAGCCTGTGCTGTTTTTAAATTTGGAGTAAAATAAAAGCCCTTTCCACGAATACCTGGGTCAGTAGAGCTTCCTATCTTTTTCTTATCAAAGTTTTTAAAATCATGTGGACTTCCATGATAAAGAGCTAAAGGTTTACCGTTTTCATCAACTGCCTTACTGTTGCCAAACCATTTTTCAAAATCTCCAACCTGTGATTTTTCGGCTGGGGCTTCCTCTACTGCTTCTGCTTCACGCCTGTAAGGCACATCCTCCCCAATTTCACGCAGTGCCATACCGTCTTTTTTCGCCAAGCCTTCAATAATTTGTGCGGGTGTTTGGTCTTCAACGGCAAATAACCGCTGTTGCCGTGGGTCGCCTATCTCATCTACCTTGGCGTAGTAGTCTTTAATGAAGCCCTCTAGCTTGCGGGGTTGGCGTGAATACGCATCTACCACTTGCAGTAAATCGTTTTGAGTACGGGTTAAGCCGTCATCAATCAGTTTACCTTGGGCGTGATAATCGTCTACCTTGCCACCCTGCTTTTTAATCTCAAGGTACTTAGCCACCGCCACGCCGATATCATCCGATATGGCTAACGGCTTTCTAGTACCTGCTTGCATCTCTTGCTCGGTTTTTACAACCGTGCTAGCGACGTTCACTAATGCTTTCCCGATATTCTTATTGGATTCTTCCGCACTATCAAGCATATTGCTAATAGCACTAGCCCCCTCATTATCACCAAAGGCTTTGGTAACTAGGGCATTCTCAATACGACGCAAGCCAGTAGCCGTGATGTTGCCTTCGGGCGTTACCATCGTGCTACGTTCGTTTTCGGGTACGATATTTTGAACATAATCGATAATAAACTCATCATTCAGATCGCCCGACTCTTTCGGGTTCAAGCTGTCTAACACGTCATTATCTAATTTTTTAGCGTCAGTTTTCGCTTGTTCAATGGGGCTTAATTGTTGAAGGCTAGACTCATTGGCTTTCCGCCCAAACTCCGCACGGTCTACAGGCGTGTTACGCACCCGAACCAATACAGGATTTTCCATTGCGTCAATCTTAGCAGGGTCTAACCCTAGCTTTTCAGCGTTGTCTTTCAGGTGTTTACGGTAGGCTTCCGCTTTATCAGGATGGTTTTTGTAAGCTTTACGCAGTGCCATTGTCCGACCGTTGCCACTTTCAACCACCAAATCTTTACCCACAATCGGTGAACCATTGGCAACATCGGGGCTATCCATCAATTTAGCAGGGATTAACCCTTCTGCCATCTTCTCAACTTGCTTTTGTCCCGACTTCCGCCCACGGTCTCGTGGTTGTAGTTCTTGCGGATACGCCTCGTTAGGCGTGAAATCTTCATTGTTGCTAGTGATAAGGTCTTTCGCTTCCACTAAGTGATGATTGAAATCGTAGGCTTTACCATCGGCATCGTAGGCTTGAGACTCTCCACCTTTAACCGTTTTAGCGGTATTGTCAATTTCTACCTCTGATACCGCCGTTGGTAGCTTCTGTTGCTTCCCTTGGTTATCTAGTACATTAACGCCCTTGCCTTGCTTTTGGGGCTTCAAGGTGGCTTTGTGTTCGTCAAACTTGTTTAGGAGATTCTCAAGGTTGCTTGCCTCTTTAACGTCCAAATCATCCGCCGTACCATCAACAACGGATTTCATTAGCTTGTTATACCGCCCACGCATGACGCTAATTTTGGTATTCAATGCGGTTGAATGCCCCTTGTCTAAGTGGCTTTTCAATACATCAAATGACGCTTCAGGGTCTGTTAGTGTGGTTAGTTTCTTATTGTAGGCTTCTTGCTTGGCTAATTGGTCTTGTTGTTGCTTTTGTGCCAGTGTTTCCTGTTGCTGTTGTTGTTTTTCAAGTTCTGCCTGTTGCTTTTCTTGAGCCTTTACAAGGGCTTCTTGTTGCTTGGTAGCCTCTACTTCTTGTTGCTTCTTAGCTTGCCACTCGTTAATGGCAGTGTTAAGCGTTTGGATTGAATCCCGTTGCTTGATATAATTCGCTTTTTCTTGAGGGCTATTGAAGTCGGTTTTTTCCGCACCGATTAATAACTCCCTATTTTCAAACAAGGCTTTTTTGTAGCCGTTAATCTCATTATCGACAAAATCTTCACGCCCTACCTTGCGTAACTCATCCCATTGTTCTAATGCGTTTTGGATGGTAGCTTGTCTTTTCTGCATCCGTACTTCAGGGTCAAACGCTTGAGTATCCGTAAAGCTCCCCTTCATACCCCTTAGTTGCCCTTGGGTAATCTCTTGACCGTTAGGCATTGTGATTTTAGCCGACGATAAATTACCAGACATCATCGGTGGCATTGGAGCATTTTCCATCATCTGTTTACCGTTGGTTGCTTGCCAAATGCCTTTACTTACGGCGGATACGCCTTGCGTGCCAACGTGCAAACCAGCACCCACCCCAGCACCAATAGCCCCAGCCTTTAGGATGTTGCCTGTATCAAACCCTTGTCCCTGTATCGCTTGGCTTCCCAGTTCGCCTAGTGCGTTTTCGCCACCTTCCAATAACGCCGTACCAGCTAATCGCCCTAAGCCAGTTTGAGCTAGCCGACCGAAACCGCTTTCAGCAATCCGCCCAGCCAACGCAGGGGCTAGTTTGCTGGCAAATGAACCAGCCTTACCCAATACAGGAATAGCTGATAACCCACCTTGAAGAGTCGCATCCGCATAAGCCCTACCATCTATCGGCTTGCCTTGGTCTTCATAATTGCGAAGGGTGTTACCAAAGGCGTTAGCACCACCAAAAACAGAGCCTCCAATCGTTGCACCCAGTGCCACACCAGCGGGACCAAAAGGAAGCCCAGCCAAAGCACCAATGCCAACGCCAGCCCCAGTGCCTGCAAAAGCACCGCCTACTTGCCCAGCAAGAGAAGCTCCCTCATTGTTCCCCTCATTGGTATCAACAATGCCGCCAGTAGCTGATTGAATGAAACTGTTACCAAGTGTAGCCCCCCAATCGCCACGGGCGAGCTTCATATCTTCCCGATTATCAAGTGATTTCATTAGCTCACCTTGGGCTTTATACCCAAGGCTACCAAATGAAGGGTCTAACTGTTGCAACACTCCGTATTTATCGGTTTGGCTTAATGATGCGTAACCAGCCTTCGCCAATTGTGGGGCAAGCTGTAGAATTTTATTTGTCATTACCTATTGCCCCATTTTAACGGTTTTCCATCGCTACCAATAATGCTTTTATTGTTTTCCGGAGGGAATCCACCACTGCCCATTAACGCATTTAACGGAGAAACAAATTTAGACTGATTAAGATAAACAGGCTTTGTAGGCTGTTGTTGTGTGGCAATCAAGGCATCCAATACGCTTTGTTGAGCTGGTGTTGAGCTACCACCTTGACCACCCCAAAGAAACCCTTGTAATTGCCCAGCCCTAGCCTGCATTGCTTGAACTTGCTCTTGTGTAACACCGTACTTTTTAGGGTCTGAAGTTACCTTGGTGATGTAGTCAAGCTCTTTACTTGCACTATCCCGAGCTTGTTCTACTTGCTTCTGTTGCTGTTTTCGTTGCTCTTGTTGGGCTTGAGCAACCGCTTCTTGCTGTTTAATGCCTATCGTTTGGTTGAATTGCCCAGCCTGTTGCCCTAAAGCATCATAGCGGTACTGATTGTTTCTTGCTTGTTCTTCCGCCCTTAACTGCATCTCTTTCGGAGCAAGAGCAGTATTCATTAACGTATTAGCCGTGGATGCACGCTTGCCAGCAAGTTCTGCAGGCAAAGACTGCAACACACCCCAGTTTTCACGCCCAGCACCGACGCCATTGTTGTACTGGTTTAATAGCATCTTGCCAACTTCAGGGCTTACAAACTGTTTACCGCCTGTGATATCAGTGTTACCAATCGCAGGAATGGGTATTTGAGCAAGCCGACCATCTGCCTGTTGAGGCTGAACCGATATTGCAGGGTCAGATTGAGGAGTGGCTGTTGCTTGTCCAACTTGTGAAACAACACCACCTTTACCCATGTTAGCCAATATTTTCTTTACATACCCTTGTGTTTCTTTGTAAGGGGGAACGCCTTTGTATTTCTGAACCGCACCCGGGCCAGCATTGTAAGCCGCCAAAGCCAAAGACACATTGCCACCAAAGGTTTTTAATTGTTGGGCTAAGTATTTAGCCCCGCCCATGATGTTTTGTTCAGGGTCTAATGGGTCTTTAACCCCCAAAGCCTTAGCCGTAGCAGGCATTAACTGCATCATGCCCATAGCACCAACAGGGCTTTTAGCTTTTGGGTTACCTCCACTTTCTTGCTTAATTACGGCATGAAGCAACGCAGGGTCAATGCCATAAAGTTGCGATGCTTTGTTTACGATTGAACCATAACCGCCACCAGCTCGTGTTGAAGGCTTCGCTGTTGGTGGAACACTGCCTTGTGGCGATTGTGGAACTGCTTGTCGGGGCGTTAGTGTCATCCCTTGCCCTGTAAATCCACCGTTGAAGGGTTGCCCGATATTTGCACCCTTAGCACCGTAGTTCATTAACCCAGTGCCGTCGTTCATGCCTTGTTTTAAGTTTCGCACACCTTGGTTGTAGTTGGACGCGTCCCGATTAGAAAGGGCATCAAACTGTTCAGGCGAGTAAATCCCCTGTCCGCCGATACCATTCCAAAGGTTTTGGTTTTGGTTAGCCATCCGACGCTCATTCAACAGGTTTGCACGGTCTAAGTTAGCGAAATAGTCGTTTTCGGCTTTCTCTCTTTTTGAATTGACGTATTGCGAAGGCAGTGCAGAACCAGCACCGCTTGTTAATAAACCTGCACCTATTCCAGCTAAAACTGGGTGTTTTGCCATGAATGAATTATCAACTCTCCCAAGCTCATCATCATAAGCTTTTTGTGCCAATGCTTGGTTTTCTTCAAGTGTTAATTGTGGGTTTAATCTTGCTTGGTTTCTCATTTTATTTAATCTTTCCTAAAGCACTTATAGCATTATCGATGCTTTTATCTAAACTTTCGCCAAAAGTAGGAATGCTTCCTAAATAATTAGCGTTTTGTGATGCCAGCCCACTACCTAACCCACTAGCCTGTAGCCCTAACTGCAACGGTACTAGCGATTGATTGATGCTATTACCCTTCCATCCTTGCAATGCTTGCAACATCGCCATTTGGTTTTGTTGGTTGGAGGTGTTGAAGTCAAACCCCATCTGTTGGGCTTGGGCGTTCACGTCATCCGCACGCTTGCCATAGTTGTAATCCATGTTTTTACGCATTAACGCATCATAGCTACTACCTAATTGCCCAGTAGCGTTTAGGTCATCACTCATTTTTCGGTAATCGCTTGAGTAATCTTGCCTTAACCGCTTTTGACCATAATCATTCAAGGCTTGGTACATCGGATTATTAAAAGTGGATTCAGGGCTAAAATCGGTGTTAAACCCACTAAGCAAGTTACCCATCTTGTTATCCGCAGTCTCACGGCTTGTTCTAGTCAAAAAGCTATCGTTTGGGTTCAGCCTCATGTTATTACGGTCGCCCGTGATGCTCCCAAAATCGCCTATTGATACGTTAGTGGGTTGCAGAGCGTTTGAAACCCCCTTATTCTTCTTCCCTTGCCCTAACCAGCTAAATAATCCCATTGTTTATACCTCCACGAAATGGCACGTCGCCAACTCTCACTTTGTTCTTTGGTGTAAATTCTTTCTTGATTGGCATTAACTTAGTTACCAAGTACCCAGCGGCCGCAAAGGGGTGTTCGGTGTACTTGATGGTATCGGTGGTATCCCTTTCAATCTCCGCCCTTGAAGGCATGAGTATTTCGCTAGTGCCTTGAATGTACTTGAGGTTTTCCATGTTCCAAATCAACCGCTTGCATTTTGGAGAAGCAAACACCCTGCGAACGCCTAAGCCGTTGCACACGGCAGAGTTAAAGGCGTTGATGCGGTCTCTAACCGCAGGGTTTGATGCACTAACGCACTTTTCCACCCGATGAAACCCATTCGCCGATAGCGTATTCTGTAGAATCGTCCAATCGTTGGTACTGCGGTTGCGTGCGGTTGAGTCATTCGCCCGACCAGTGGCATCGCCACAAAGCAGAATCGGGATGTTTTTATGGGCTTCATACCGACGGCAGAACTCTTCCGACGCTTGAGACGTGGTGATATTCGGCAAACAAAGCTCATCGATGAAGTGAAGCTCCCCATCCGACCAGTATTGGGCAATCATCCAGCACATCGGGTCAACGTTGAAATCGCAAGTTAGCCACAATGGCAGTTCAGGCGTAAATTCACGGGTTGAAATGTTGGAATGCCCCCACCCTTGGACGACTAGCCCCTCGGTAAAATCGACATCTTCCCCTAATACGTTCATGCGGTACAGTGCCTCGCTAAATTTATCTTTCATGTTTGCTAAGTAGTGAGCGGGTAAGTGCTTGTTTTCAATCGTTGGGGCAATCACCCGACGGTAAGCAGTCACTGATACATCCCCATTGGGTGAGGTTTCTGTTTTCTTTTCACCCTTGGCAAAATGCTTGTAAATCCAGCCCTTAGTTGGCTGTGGGTTTGTATGAGCAATAAACCGAAGCCGTGGCACGTTAGACCGAAGGCGACCGCACAGCTCTAAAAACGTGGACTCGTCAATCATTGACGCTTCCTCTACCTCAATGAAACAGAGGTTCAACGAGCGAACCTTGTTCGGGTCATCTAACGACTTGAAAAGCAGGGTGAAGTTGTTCCAGCACATGAAAGTGATGTAGTACTTTGAGCGGTTGAGCTTATAATCCACCCCCGCTTGCAAGCCCATATCGTCAATATGGCGTAAGTACTGGTCTAGTGTGGTGTTTTCAAGCAGTGGCATCGTTTTAGCACAAACCAAGCCCACCAATCCCCTAGCGCGTTGGGCGTATTTCTGAATGTAACAAAGCCCTAATAGGCTACCAGCCCACGTTTTACCGCTTCCAAAGCCCCCTTGGTAAATGCAAAAATCCAACTGAACGTCATCGTCCACATTGAAGAACGCCTCTTGGCTTGGTAGTAGCTCGATTTTAACTTCTTCAGGGCTAAACATTGACACCGCCCCCATTGCCACCAAGCACAATAAACCGCTTATATTCTTTCACATTGATAGGCGTGCTTGCCTCTTCCGCCAGTACCAATTTCAACGCCATACAAACAACCGCATGGTTGCCTTTTTCACTTGCTATAAATCTTTGTAAAGCCACTTGACAAGCCTGTAAAGCAAGAGGACGCAAGGCTTTTAAAGACTCTACCGCCTCCTCCACCGCTTGGGCTTCCGCTTCCTGTTTAAGCTCCCCCCATTTTTGGGCATAAGCCTTGCTTGAGACCTTTTGAGCCGTCAAGCCATTGCCGTATTTTTCAGCCAAAACGGAAGGGGCTACACCTCTTACCCACTCGTTCTTAATTTCTTCCCAAGGCAAATCGACTGGTTCGTACATGGCCACCTCTCTAAGTGTCTTATCCAACTTTGCAACACAACGCTAATCGATTGCTAGGTTATTTGCGACTTTATTTTTTTGCGGGTTGGCGATGAACGAAAGGGGCTTGCTTCAATCTTGGCTAATTCTTCCCAAACAAGCCGCGCTTGGTCTATCCCGACACATAGCTCGTGGGTTAAGAACCGCTTTATTTCGTCTTTAGACACCCAATTCCACCCACCAGAACGTTTAAGCCTCACAGGGCTAACGTGTGCGTTGATAATGCCTTGCTCAATGTAATACAGAACGTGGTCATTGGTCAGTTGGGGGGCTATAGCATTTAATGCTTTAGCCACTTGACCCGTTGTAAATAATTTTTCTTTCACATAGAACCCTCCATAGAGTGGCTCTATTCCCTTGCTTTAATTGTTGCGTGCTTGTTTATTTTTGTCAATGGGTCATTTATTTAATGGATATTGTAACAGATTGTTAAGTAACCTATTGACGTAGAACGTACAACGTTGTATGATGTATACATGGATGCGGGAAGAAGGTCTTCCCCCCAAAAAAACGGAGATTATTACAATGTTTTTACTTTATGCTGTAGACTCAAAAGAAAACAAAGAAGTGCTAAAATCGTTTAATAATAGAGCTTACGCCTACCACTATCTTGTTGAAAATTTCAAAAGAATTATTGATGGCTCTAATTTTTTTGGTAAAAACAATGGGTTTATTTTGATGGACAGCAATGGTGCTTATGATACGCACAATGATTGCTCTACAGTCGCAGACAAAAAATTATCAAACATTTTTCATGAAGCACTTTACGAAAAAAACGTAAATTCTTTATCAGGATATTCATTGAGAGAAGAACCTTTTCTTTGTGATGAAGATATTGAAAAATTAAAACTTTGGCGTGCAAGTTAATAAATATGGGGCTTAGCCCATTACCATTACAAAAAAGGAAGCGTAAGCCGTGTCTAAAGAAACACCATGGCGGTTTAGTTCCGCCAACAATCCGAACAAAATAAACTGGAAAGACGATAGCGAGCCGCCAAAAAAGCGTCAAGTTATGTTTTCACCAGCGTTAGCAAAGGCTTGGAGGCCTCGATTTATTGAATTGTGCGAAAGAATAGCCATCTTATCGCCTAGTGAAGCGGATCTAAAACGCATAGAACAGTGTGTGGATTCAATAGAAACCATTAATCAGTGGAACAAGGAAGATTTTAAGGAGGAGGCTACAGCGTGCGAATGAATGCTTGCGTAATTTTAACACAGTGTGGTATTATTATTTCAGGTGCTAGAAACGCCTAAGACTAACAGAAAGTAGCAACATCTAGGCTTTATGCCCTCATGGTTCGCTATGGGGGCTTTACTGTTTTGGTGGAGTTCAGAGAAATAAGCCACGCTTGCGTGGGCGAATAATCTAGCCGACTTTCTGCGGTTTCTAGCTCCACCTCCCTTTTATGGGAAGTATTAGCCAAAGGGCATAGAAAGCCCTTACAGAAAGGAAACAACAACCATGTCAAACGAACAGTTAAAGCCTCAATTACAATCTTTGGTTACTGATTTATGGGGTGTTGCGGGTATTTTTGAGTTAATGGAGCAAGCCATAGATGACGTTAAAGCTCCTATTTGTGCCTACACACTAGCATTAAAAAATTTAAAAGAAGCAATCAGAACGTTGGATCAGAACATCGAAACAATTTAGTTAATCGTTTACTGGGGTACGCATTGTGCGTACCTCTTTTTTTTGGCTTTGGGAGGAAAGCCTTTATTTATCGTTTTATTATCAATTAAGAAAGGGTCAAAAGACCGTGAACGCAATTCAGTTATTTAATTTTGAAGCATCCGACGTGCGTGTAATTATCGATGAGGAAACCAAGCAACCTTGGTGGGTTGCTAAAGATATTTGCGATATTTTGGGACTTAAAAATCCTAGTAAGGCATTAAAGTGTTTAGATGAAGATGAACGGTCTAACTTCAAGTTAGGGCGTCAAGGTGAAACAAACGTCATAAATGAATCAGGTGTTCTTGCTTTGATTTTAAACAGTCGAAAACCCCAAGCTAAACGTTTACGCAAATGGGTAACATCGGAAGTGCTTCCAAGTATCTACAGAACAGGCAGTTACGGCGTAAATAAAGAGGTTGAACGGCAACTAAAAGACCTTACAGAGTCGTTAGAGGCATTAAAAGCTAAAGAAGTTCCACATAAAGCAATTAGAGGCGATGTAGAACCTCCTCAAGGGCTATACAGAGTAGCAGAACTGGCGGAAGACTTGGATATTAGCGTAGCACAACTGTATGAATTTATGCGTTCCTGCGGCTATGTTGGCACCAGAAGAGAAAACTGGAATCTTCCTACAGAGAGAAGTCTTGATAAAAACCTGATGATTACTCGAAAAACGGCTTACAAGGAACAAAGCACGCATCAAATCGTAATAGCGGAAGTTACAAGGCTTACCGCTATTGGTTGTGCAGAAATTCATCAACGCTACTTAAAGTACCGTTCTTCTTTATAAACAAATGTTTTTTAAAGCTAAACAAACGCCTCTTAATCGGGGCGTTTTTTATTAAAAAGTTTAGCTTGTTTTTCTTAAAAAAAAGGAGTTTTCTGGTTAAAGGAATGCTTTTTTTAATAAAGTATTACATTCTATAAAAGGGTATGGCGTTCCCGCCTGATAGCAGAACCAGAGAACCAGAGAACCGAGAGCCATATATTTTTTTCGCAAAGCGAAAAGAGAACCGAGAACCCGACTGGTCTTTACATCCCTAGAATAGCATATTTGTACTAGGTCATTTCAAGGCATTTATTTGTTGAGTAGAGCCTTAAACCTTTTATTTGCAAGGAAAACGCTTTAAAAATTCATCTTTACAATGTTACGTTATTATCAGACACTAGCAAGGCGTTCTTTCATCATTAGGAAAGTATCGTTTTCGGTTAAGTGTGAGTAGATTCTGCGAGTTGTTTCAGGGCTTGAATGCCCGACCCAACGGCTGATATCATCCATTGAATAACCCTTCTTTACCCATTCCGTTACCGCCGTATGCCGCAAGCCGTGGATATGTAGCTTAACTGGTGGCAGTTTTTGGGCTTTCCGCATTTGGTTGTAATGGGCTAAAATCTTGGTGAACTGCTGATAAAAAGCCTCACCGCTGATATGGGTGCCATTGATTCTATCGGGAAACACCCAGGGTGAACCCCAGCAAGTGGTATCTTCTAACCACTGGTCCAATGCTTCTACCACCTCATTGCAAACGTACAGCAGGCGGTATTTACGCCCCTTGCCAAACACCCGTAATGACCGTTCGGTTTGGTTGTAATCGGAACGCTTCAAGCCCACTATCTCCCCTCGACGCATTCCCATGTAGGAGGCCATGCGAACGCACAAATCAAGGCGTTTTACATCGGTGTACGTCTTACCCATACGCCATGTGTTTACGACGTGTAGTAGGTCTCCTAGTACATCCCCTGTTACGTGGGGCTGATACGCTTCTGTGAACCGCTTGGGCTTGTACTCATTAGCTTGTAGAATATCCAACCGTGAGAGCTTCCCCATCTTTACTAGTACTTTTGCCGTGGAATGCCACGCCGTAAACACATGATATTTTCTAGCGTATCGGCACCCTTTTTCATTCGGCAAAACGTTATCCAATGCCGTTAAAAGCCCCTGTACGGTAATAGCATCGGGGCTAGGTGCCACGCCCAACAGGGTAAAGTATTCCTGTATCGCCTTCAAGTAAAGCCCTTGCGTTGATGGGGCTATCACGCACTTATAAATAGCTCCCGTGGTCATTGATTGTGCCCAGTTTTTCTCGAACTCCTCCCACGTTTTAGCAACGCCTTTGGGCGTGATGTTTTCGCAAGAAACAAACCACATCTCTTTTCCATCAACGGTACGCTTCTCCCCTTTTAGCTTGCCACGGCTGATTTTCCCACGAATGGCGGAAGGCGTGGTATTGAGTTTTTTGGCGGCTTCATGTATCGGTATTAGCATGGCAATAACCCCTGTTCGGTTAGTGTTTATGGTGTTCGGCGTTTATTTATTGTCCGTGCGAACGCTTAATGTAAAGTTATGTAAACCCTGAAAGTCAATCATATCGGGAAAAATGGTGGAGGCAGGAGGACTCGAACCGCCGACCTGTAGCGTGCGATGCTTTGCACCAACACCGCCATTTTCACAATAGTAACAAGCCTTTTAGGTAGAACGCTATACAAAAGCGAACGCATACTATCTGGTTGTTTTTATATTCATTTTGACACCTCCTTTATGAAATGATAGAATTACCGTGTAGGTTACTTATTCGGACTTAGGACAATTTTGTTGTGAAAGAAAAAAGCAAGGCGTTTAGCCTTTATTTGTCATGCCCAGAAATGACTCAAATTGCCAGAATTGCAAAGGAATTACACCTTCGTAGCATCGGCGATTTTATCCGACTGTGCGTGTTTGATTACATAAAAAACTACAATAATAGTAAAGGCACTAAATAATGTTACGGCTTTGTTACATGAAGTACTACGAAATGCTCGTGGAATTGCTAAAAATACTCATCTAAATGTTGCCTGTTCAAAACTCTTAACCACCTGTTCAAAACATACATAAAACGTGTGTGCAAAAATCACTTTCAAGCTATAAGCGGGTTTGAGGCATCGCTTAGAAACTAACAGAAACTAATAGATTCTAATAGGAACTAATAGAAACCAACAGAAAAAAACTTTTAAGGCGTTCCCAAGCCCAGAAAACGCCCAAAAGTTTAGCTTTATTTTGCGTAAAGTTTAGCTAAAGTAGCATTGCAAACTTTTTTAGAAGCAGAGTAGCTCCCATCGTTGCTTTTGGAGCATGGGTAGTTTTGGGCTTGAGCCATTGGAGCTAGTGCGATAAGTGCCAAAAGTGCGATGGCGGTTAGTTTGGTTTTCATTGATGTAAATCCTATTAAAAAGTCGTACAATTACAATTAGCTTCGGGAACAACAGGTGCATCTACTTGCACATCATTATTAACGTTAACAAACCCATCAAAACTAAAATCGTTATTAACATACCAAGTCAGCAATAAAATCATCATGATGCTGGCAAGCAAGGTGCAAAAAAACGGCTTTGCGGGCAATGTAACAATGTAAATAATGGTATTTTTAAACCCCACTATTCCAAATCCTCCTTTATAAATTCCCCAAGCCCCAGCAAAGTACTAATTAAGGCTTGGCGTTGTTCTGCTGTTAGCTCATGGGCGGTTTGTTGAACTGCCACGGCTAGAATATCGGGCGAATAGGTCGTTCGTACCTTCCACGCCTTGAGCGTCTCCATCGTCAAGCCGAGGGCTTGGATTTCAGGCACGGCTAGAATGGCGTTGAGGAAGTTTTCAGAGGGAGGGCGGTCGTCCTTAATAATCATCGACATTGCCCCTTCGCTTAAGCCCGCTTTTTTCGCGAGCCCTGTAGGGGTCATATTGTTTTTATTAAGAAACGTTTTTAGCTGTAACCCAAAGGACACGGTAGTTTTCACCTTCTTTCATGGGTAGTATATCCTTCATTGAAACTAAGTTCAAACTTTTTTCAAAAAAAGTATTGACACATCACAAAGTGTGAGGCATAATAATTACATGAGCTTCACAAAACGTGATGCCAACCACTCCCCCACCAGCCAAGCGTTCCACCTAACTGGTAAAAACAATCTTCTTTAGGTTACAACAGTAGTAGTATTAGTTACAAAAATTTACAAAGGAAGACTCCCTTGTTTAAGTTTGATACCCAGTTCCGTGGAAAAGTTGTAACCACTACATACGGCGTTGAGTAAATACGACGCCCTTTTCTTAGAGCTATCAACATTAGATGGTTCTAAGAAAAGGCTAACCCCTTTTCAGTTACCTATAGAAAAGTCAAAAGGCGGTTTATTCCCCCTAACCGCCCTTTTTTTAAAGCCCACACCCTATTTGCCTAGGGGCTTAACTGCAAGATTTTCTGTTTCATCTTGTTTTTAAGCGGTGGGTTTTACAAAGAGGTAAAAATCTAATAAACAACCGCTTGCACAGTGCAAGTCATGGTTTATTTGTGTTGCCTTGTTCTTTGAAAATTTATAACCCCTGTTGGTGGGCAAGCCAACTAGAGACCACGAGAGTGAGAGGGGTAAACAAGTAGCAAAATGGAACGTTGCAAAAAAGAGAAGAGGAGTAATTTGTTTTTATTAAACACTGGTAATCTGATAATAAAAACAAATTATGGAATCGAAAGGAAGCGAATTTTAAAAGACTTCGGCAACGGCTAGCCCCATTGAAAAATGGTACTAAACACGGCTAGCTCCATTTTATTTTTAGCAAAGCGGTAGCAATACCGCCTCTTGCCTAAAGCACTCAAACAGGGCTTCGTGTTACTTTCTAGTGAGCAACCTTAAGCCCGATTATAAGAATGGAGCGTTACCATTTCAAAATAGAACTTATAATCAGTTGTTACCCATTGTTAGACTAGAGGCAATGAGTAGAGAGTGCTTTAGGCAGGAGGTAACGACTGCCAAGTGATGACTATTTTCCTCGAGGAAATGAGCCTACTTACATATCAATAATAGTCAAGACGGTGTAAGCGTGGTGTTAATACACGACCACATTAACAGGTAATTTTGTAACGGCTTTGCTAACCGTTGCAACCTTGCCTACAGGGCATACGGTGCTTTGTAGGCAGGGGAAACCTTGCGGAATGAATAATGACAAGCAAAACGCCCACGGTGTAACAGCCGTGGTTTTCTTTAGAAAGGGTATCCAATGACTAAAACAACCGTGGTTCAAGTTCCATCTGAAACAGGCTTTAATGTTTTTGAAAGCCGAGATGTTAGAGATATAAAGCAAACAACTATTATTAAAGACCCGACGCAGTGGTCATATGATGCGATGAGCCGTTTACTTAACGATGTTATGGGGGTTCAAGATGAAACTACCACACAATTCTAAGCCACACGTTACCAAGCCTCCTGTTCCAAAGAACAAAGGAGCTAACAAGCCATTTACAACACCGCCTACAATACCATCACCGCTAAATAGCGTGGTTAAAACAGTGTTCGGGCAAACTACACAGAAAGACGACCAGAACAAGCGTTCTTGGTTGGGTTAGGTGCCACATGAAAGCAAAATCACAATTCCGAACGGATATTACCGAGGCAATGACGGTAGGGCAGGGCCTGTACATGGGGCTTATATTCGGGGTTATTCTGTTCCTTACTGCTTGGTCATGGACAGGGGGCTACTAATGAAAACGTACGAAGTAACCCATACTACCAATGGTACTACCACTATTGCAGATGTTTACGCCAAAACGGTAAACGATGCGATAGACGGCTTTAAAGCCAAGCATTATGCCAATGTTCGCACATTTAAAGCTCATCCGTTTGCAAATGAATTTAAGGTTATTGAAAAGAAAGAGGTTGCTCATGGGTAAATCACCGTTACAAATTATTGTTGAAGCGTTTTGCAAAAAACAACCGCATGAGTATTGCATCAGTTTTAATTCATTGCCAAACGTTCCACCAGAAAACCGTTGCCCATTGCCTTATTTTTGGGCAACGCATTCCCCGTATAAAAATACCGTTGATACAAGATTTTTTATGGAGGTCTAACAAATGCTAAACTTTTTGCTTCATTTATCATTGTTAGTATTAACAATGTTTGCATACCATTTTATTGCTTATGGTGAAGTGTTTTTATTTAAAGCGGATGTTCTTCAAGCCCATATCGACACTGGTTTTTGTTTGCTTTTTTCGTTTATTCTTTCGCTTATTCTTGAGAAAGGTAATTAACCAATGGCAACCGTAGCAGAGCTTGAGAGATACGTTTTAAGCCCCCCTGATTCAGATTTCAGGTGTGAATTTCACCCGGGTAATGAGTGCGGGTGCCAAGACGGAAAACAGTTTCAGCTTGATGAAGACAACATGGTTGTTAACGCGTTGGGGGAGGATGCTTACAATCCCCCTAGCAATTACGCACGGTTTCACGATTTTTTACCCGTGGGTGATCTAAAAAACAAGATGCAAGTCCTATGCCGTGATGAAGACGGCAAACATGTTTTTCGCAAAGTGCGTTGGCGTGAGTTTATACAACCTTGCGAAATGTTCCCAACAGGAGCTTGGGAGCTTGGTTTTTCTCCTATTGTTTTATACGGCGACCAAAAAGACGTTGCCGTTGTGCTTCCAGCGGAAATGGTTATTGTTAAAAAAAGTTAGTTTCTAATCCCACGTTATCTCTATTCCCTTATGGCTAGCCGAACGCTAGCCTTTTTTATGCAGTTTTCACCCGTTAGAAAATTGCAAAAAGAAGAAAGGGGGCGGATATGCCAACGGTGAAAAACTACTACGAACAAGGCTTTGAGAATACTCTTTGGATTTACTCTGATTTATCCGAAAATTTGCCACCATTAACCGCTTTGGAATTAACAAAGCGAACGGTTTCAACGGTTTCAATGGAAATTTTGGAAGATAGTCAAGAGGCTTTTGAGTTTTTCTCTAATATCTCTATGTTTATGAAGGGCAGACAACAGGCTATTTCTGTGCTTGAAGCACAAGCTAACAATCATCAGGAAACCGTAGCTCATGTTTACAAGTCTTATTTTGCGGAACTACCCAAAGGTGGGCTTTTTACCCGTGTTAAAAACGAGTTAAGCCGTTTATTTAGAAAGAAGAAACGTTATGGAAACAATTAAAATAACCCGGCTAGAACAATCAGTTCTAGAAGATTTAGCGAGTGGGTTTTCGCCTCATTTAATTAGAGCTTCTAGCGGTTTTGTCGATAAAAACGGAAAGCATCAAAAAGGCAAATATTATAACTTACTTGCAGGACTTAGAAGCAAAGTGCGGTTCAACGCAAAAAACAACACCCACCTTGTATCTAAATACAAGGACTTGAAAAGCCTTGGCAAGATTGAGGTGCTTGAGGAGGTGGTAGACGATGCCAGTTAAGTACGGTTTATCAATGGAAGATTACCTTGCTACTGATGCCGCTAGTTCTACCGTCATCCGCAAGCTATTAAGCCACTCACCGGCACACGCAAAGGTATTGATGGATGATAAAGGCGTTGAAAGCCAAGCCTTTAAAGATGGGAAGCTGATTCACACGCTGGTTTTAGAGCCTCATTTGTTGAATGAAAAATACTTTATTGCTCAAAAGGATGGCATTGATTACAAAACAAAAGAAGGGAAGCTATTTAAACAAGAGGCTGAAGAGGCTGGACTTATTCCTGTTAAGCGAGAAGTTTATATGGAGTTTTCAGCATTAGCAGAAGCCATTATGAGCCACGCCAACGCTAAGCTAATGCCTCAATTAGGGAAACCCGAAGCCTCCTTGTTTTGGACGGATGCAGACACTGGTGTTAATTGCAAATCAAGACCCGACTGGCTGTGGGAAGACCAAGGCATTTTATTTGATTTGAAAACAACGGAAGACGCAAGGGACAAAGGCTTTCAGGCATCTATCGCTAGCTATGGTTATCATTTACAGGCCGCTATGGCACTAGATGGGTATCAAGCCGTTTTTGGCAAGCCTGCGGAGGCCTACATCTGGGTTGTAGTTGAGAAAAAAGCCCCCTATGGCGTGAACACGTTTAGATGCACGCCAGAGTTAGCAAGGCATGGCAGAAAGGCTTCACTCGACGGTTACAAAAAAGGGCTTGTTATTTACAACGAATGTAAAAAAACAGGCATTTGGAACGGTTACAGCGAAGAAATAAAAGATATGTTACCCCCTTACTGGATGACCAAGAAAGAAGGTTAATCAAATGACTGAAATTATCAATGATACAGGCATTGCTGTTGAACAAGTAGCCAATCCCTTTGCAATAGTGCAAAGAGACGAAAGCATTACTGCTAGTGCTTCTGTTGTTGAGAGTAGTAGAGCTATAGCAGAGGTTCAAGCCTCTATGGTTATGGCTAAAAACTTCCCTAGAGACGAGAAAAAAGCGATTGAAAAGATTCTTGAGTCTTGCAGACGACCTAGTTTTGCACAAGGTGCTTTGTACTCTTACCCTAAGGGTGGGGGTGAAAACATTAAAGGTGCAAGCATTAAGCTGGCTCAAGAGATTGCCAGATGCTGGGGAAATTTAAGCTACGGGATTAAGGAGCTATCACGGCGTGAAGGCTCTCCTGAAACTGGCGGTAAAGGCTACAGTGAAATGCAGGTTTACTCTCAAGACCTAGAGACGATGACAAGAACGACGCAAGAGTTTACGGTTTGGCACGTTCGGGAAACCAAAACAAAAGGCATAGTAAAGTTGACAAGTCCACGTGATATTTACGAAATAACCGCTAATGAAGGGGCTAGAAGGTTGCGTTCAAACATTTTCAAAGTCGTTCCCCCTGATGTGATAGAACTCGCCATAGAGCAAATAGAAATAACTAAAAAACAAATGTCGCCCGCACAATTAAAGCAGTCTATCGAAAAGTTGCCGATGGCGTTTAATGCGATGGGCGTTTCTCGAGTGATGATTGAAGCCAAAATAGGGAAGAAAATCGAACAAGCTGGCGTGGATGACATTAACGAGCTTAGAGACATTCACGCATCAATTAAAGAAGGGCACACACAAGTTGCTGATTGGTTTGATTCGTCGGCTTCAACCGTAATTAGCCAAGATTCCCAAGGCTTGCTAAGCAAAGCCGTTCCTGCCCCTGTTCAGCAAAAGGTAGTAGAGTAATGCCCATCCTACTAGGTATCGACCTAGAAACCACAGGACTTGACCCAAAACTAGGGCATATCACAGAGGTAGGTATTGCCCTGTACGACACCGAAACGCAAATGTTGTTTAACCCGATGGGGTTACTGGTTAATGATGCCACGCCTGATTCTCAAGGTAGGGGCTGGGTAGTGCCAGATGAGCTTATTTATTTATCTGGTATCCATCCAGAAATACTGTTGAACCACGGCAGTTCTTTAGGACAAGCTTTTGCGTATGTTCATAAATTAGCATTAAGAGCAGATTGTATCGTTGCCCACAATGCTGATTTTGAAAAAGAGTGGTTGTTGCACCATGTGCCGACAAGCCCACTGTTGACCATGCCGTTAATCGATACGATGACGGATTTACCCTATAGCCCACACCAAAAACACAAAGACTTGGAACGTCTTTCTTTAAAGCATTCAGTGCCGTATCCTCATATGCACCGTGCTATGTTTGACGTTGTAGTAATGTTGGATGTATTGAAGTGTTACCCGTTTGATAAAGTGCTTGAACGTTCTTGTAGCCCTAGCGTTACTTTGCGAGCAATGGTTTCCATTGAGCAAAAAGACCTAGCCAAAGCCATAGGGTACGGCTGGAATCCTGAAAAAAGAATTTGGACTAAGACCATCAAGGAATTAGACCTTCAAGCAGAACGAGAGCGTGCCACGTTGGCAGGCTTTGAAGTTACCGAAGTTGTTTAGAAAGAACCCACTACCATGGCAATTAAAGCCGTTATCGAAGAAGAAATGATTATTCCTGAAGCTGATGCTACCGAGAATACGGAAGCTGACGCACCGCAAGAGTCAAACGAGCTAACCAAGCAGTACCAACAGCTTGATTTAGGTGTGCAGAGCCGACAGGAAACCTCCGAAGAGCTTGTTCAAACATCCCTTGAGATTCAAGAGATTGAAGGTAAAATCGATGGGTACAAGCACCTTATCGCTATTGAAAAAGATACGCTTAAATTCCTTGAGAAAAAACGTGATGATATTTTGCACGATTTAAAGGTTGGGCAACAGCGTATTAATCTTTCGTTAACCATAGATGAGATTTCAGAAGAAGAAAACGACGACAACCTTTCTTTGGATGACTACGAACCAGAAGAAAATGAGCTAGAAAACAATGAGGTGTTGGATGGAAAATAAAATTATCCACTCCCTTGTGTTAGACCAGTCCACCACTACGGTGGGCTGGGCGGTCATTAACAACGACCCTGAACACGCCGTGGGGTATGGTGTTAATGGTAAGTTATTCGCCCACGGGATTATTACCACCATTGCAAAAGATGCTCCTTTTATAAGGGTTTCATGTATTGAAGAAGATATTTTAAGCATTCTAAAAAAATATCCACTCATTGAAGAAATTGTAATTGAATCTATAACAAATTTCACACAAAGGTCTGGAAAAACCCAACAAACAATGGGTTGGGGAAGAATGATGCTAGAAAAAATAAGCATTCAAAACAACCTTAAAATTTATGAACAAGATGTTCAGAAAATAAAAGAAATTTGTACGTTTAATAGCAAGGCTAGTAAGGAAGAAATGATACAAGCTGCCTTGGAAAAGTGGAATCTTAAAAGCGTTAAGGATCACAATCACGCCGATGCCCTGTGTGGTGCTTATGCTTGGTTGTTCCAAGGCGACGAAAAACGGTTGCCGAAAGTTAAGAAGCTGAAGAAAAAGAAAGTAGGTAAGTAATGTCTCTTAAAGCCGTTAATGATTTTTTAGATGTAGTTCTTGGTGTTTGTATAATTATTTGCTTTATCGCTTATGCCGGCATTAACTTGATGGCACTTTTTAAAACATGGACATGGGTAAGCATTGGAACAACAACAAAAGGCTACTTAATTACCAATGCTATTTTTAATTTAGGATGTGCGGGTTATCTAATAATCGCTTCCTTTAGAAAAAAATGTAAGCTAATGCTAATTAGGGATTTAGATAAAAAACTAACCATTGCCGATGCTATCCATTGTCATCGTAAGTGTGAAGAATGGACACAAGAAGAAGTGGCTTATGTTCTAGGTATTACAGTGGAAGAATACAACTGTTACGAAAATGGCTATGCTTTACCCACTGTAGAACTAATACGGAAAATGGCTAAACTGTTCGGCGCTTCTGAAAAGATGTTTTTAAGTTATGCAAATGGAGGGGCTAACCAATGGCAACATGGCGTGAGTTAATCACATTAACAATGCAGGATAACAACGATTCTTTTGATAATGTAGTAGCCCATACGTTTAATGAAGATGAGTTGGACGTTGAATTTGATGATGGTTATGGGCTTGAAAGAGGTATCCCTTTTACCCTATGGACTAATGAATTTGTTTATTTCCCAATTACTTACGATGGTTCAGAGACAGCGGGTTCTGCTCCAAGAAACCCCTGTGATACAGTTTTAGAACACCAAGGAGGCTAAGATGCCAAACCCAACAACGATTGAAGAGTTACTAAAGATGAAGCCTTGTCCGTTTGAAGATGGGCATAATATAACAAAAGAGGAGTGGGGGAATTTTAACTCAAACTATCCGTTAAACGACCATTTAGGGCAAGCCGTACAGTATGCTTACCGGTGCGAGAGACCCTTCAAAATGCCCGATGGATACTACCACCTACCCATTGGAATGAACCTTGGGTTGCCGTTGGGGGAGTGGACGTTGGAGGATTTACATCCGTTAATTAACGTATTACCCTTTGGTGTATTGAAGCAGTATTTAGCAAGAACTGGAA